TTCACTCATATTGCAGAATGCATATCCTATACAGGTAGGAGCTATTGAATTAAGTTCTGAAGGTGAAGGTTTATTAGAAGTAAGTGTTACATTTGAATACGATAATTACAGGAGCGTGGGAGTAGTGGATGGCTTTTCAGAAGTAGCTAATCACATGCTAGGAATAGGAAGAGATACGTTAGATACGTTTAAGAGATTGTTTTAATTTTTAATATGGAGTAAATTGATATGTTGCCAAAAATTGCAACCCCAAAGTATGATATGATTGTGCCCTCAACAGGCGAAAGTATTAAGTATAGACCATACGTGGTCAAAGAAGAGAAGGTATTGTTAATAGCAATGGAATCTCAAAGTGATGAAGGTATTGAAACTGCTGTTATGGATATTATTAGTTCGTGTGTAGAATCACCAATTAATATGAAGTCTATGACAACATTTGATATTGAGTTTATGTTTGTAAACTTAAGAGCAAAGTCGGTAGGTGAAGGTATTAAAGTAGACCCACCTTGTGAACATTGTGAGGAAGTGAATAAAGATCTTAAAATTGATTTAGCTAAAGTAATAGTTAAAGGCCTTGAAGAAGATGTTGATATGCATGTTAAGATAACAGATGATATATCAGTTGATATTCAGTGGCCAACTATGAAAAATAAATTAACTGAAGCTGATATGAAAACTGGTACCGATACATTAATTAATATGGTTGCCAGAAGTATTGGAACAATCTATAGTGGTGAAGAAACATTTGCTGCTAGTGATTCTTCAAAGAAAGAATTAGTAGAATTTGTTGAGAGTTTAGGTTCTGACCAATTTAATGCTTTACTTGAAAAGGTTTCAAAAGCACCAGAATTGAGTTATGTCTTAGAGTTTAAGTGTGTGTCTTGTAAGAAAGATAACAAGATAGAGTTAAAAGGTTTATCTGATTTTTTTCAGTAGCCCTTTCCCACACTAGCATTGCGAATTATTACGAAAATAATTTTGCACTGATGCATGAACATAGTTTTTCGTTAAACGCTCTTGATGATATGATACCGTGGGAAAGGGAAATATATATTTCTCTTGTAGAGGATTATGTAAGGAAAGCAAACGAGGAAAATAAAAAGAACAATGGCTAAAGATAATATAGGTTTATTAAACGAGATTTCTGCTTCATTGAGGCAGATGAATATGGCACAAGTCCGTCAGAATCTTGAGAATCAGGCGTATCAAAAACAGCAGCTTACTGTCTCGGCTGGAGGCAATGTACAACAAGATGCTCAATTCATTGATCCTGGAGAAGACTTCAAACGAAGAGTTAAATCTGGTTTGTTTACTGCGAAGATCGGTGAGAAGTTTACCGAGAGTGGTGAAAGAGCTAAGAGATCAAACAAAGAAGCTAAGAAATTAAAAAAGTTTAATAAAGTACTTATCAGAGACAAGAGAGTTGGACTAGGTACTATTGTTGACGCTGTCAAAGAAGGCCCTGATGGTGAAACAAATAGAGATAGTGGTTGGGCTGAAGTTCAACTTATGAAAGTTAATACTGATGCAATAGTACAGATGCTTGGTGGTATTAGAAAACATCTTGGAATGAGTAATAAAGCTACTGAAAAAGCACGTAAGAAAGCTATGGCTGATGCAGCTAATGTTAAAAGAACAGCAGCAGAAGATAAGAAAGAAGCTGGCAAAGATAAAGTTAAAAAAATGGGTAATATGTTCGGTAAATTTAAAATGCCGAAGAATCCTATAGCAGCTCGAGGTGGTTTAATGAAATTGCTTTTTGCTGGATTAGTAGCGGCCGCTGCTCTTGGAATCACAAACATGGTGGTTGGTTGGAAAAAAGGTGGTTTCATGGGTGCTATCAAAGCAATGTTTTTTGGTAATGGAAAGGGTGGATTAGGAAATGCAATTGCTGCAGCCTTTTCAACAGGTGCTACCTTTGCCGCAGCTGGTTTATTAATTGGTGGTCCTGTAGGTGCGCTTGTTGGTGGCTTAATAGGTATGACAGTAGGAGCAGTTACTGGATGGTTAGGAAAAGAAAAGATGGCGAAGATGATGTCAGGTGCTGGTGAAACTATCGGTAGAGGAATGGATATTATTTCTGGAAAACTTGTCACTTGGAAAAATGGTATAGCTAGGTGGATTTATACTCCTGGTACTGCTGCTGATCCTGTGCATGGAGGAGAAATTAATGCAACGATGTTTGGTGGATTAGTTAGTTTTAAAATGCCTAAAATGATGTCTGCTATAGGTGATTCTATTGCTAAAGTATGGGAGGGTATTAAAAACTTTGGTACTGTTATAAAGAATTCTATTATAAATTTAATGCCAGATTGGTTTACAGATGGAATGGGCTGGACAGTAAATGGTATAATACCTGGAATGGGCGGTCAAGGAACATCTCACGCAAATTATGAAAAATATAATGATGGCACAACTCATGGTTTAACAATGACAGCAGCATCAGAAGTTGCAGGTTTTCAAGAGGCTGTAAAAGAGCAAGCAGAGTATAATGATTTAATACTTGATGGAGGTCGTAAGTATAGGTTAGGACTTAGTAAAATTAATGATAACATGACCCTGAATGCAGATGGTGAGTTGGATTTTGTGAACAGTGATCCATTCTATGGAAAAACAACTGGTCATTCAAGAATGGGTATTAATACTAGCGAAACATTGGGTAATGATATGGCGTATGGTTCATCTAGAAGAGGTTCCAGAGGAGACAGATTCAAAGACTACGGTAATAATATTGTTGTTAAGCAACCTGACACAAATATAAACACTGACCAATCAGTAGGTGCAGTAATTGTTAATAATGTATACGTATCTGATGCACCAACAGGAGCTGCAGATATACACACACTCTATAGTCCTTCATATCCAGGTGGTCGTGAAATCCCTTGGTTTTTAAGAGGCGGATCCAACTAATAAAAAACCCCCAATTAAGGGGGTTCTCAGATTTAACTCTTAAGCTTCCGCTGCTAACTTAGCAAAGTAACTCATCGTGTCATCATTATCAGAATCCGCTCTTGCGATTGGATCTGCTGCAACAGCAACAGGATCACTTATTGATTCATTTTTTAGATCTTCATCCATATAATCTGCTTCACTACGATTAGTTTTAACTTCCTCACCTAACACACGTGTCAACTTAAGATTAAGTTCACTATACGATTTAAATGATGATGGATCAGTAAACTCACCTAATGCATACTGCTTGTTGTATATAGCTTCTAACGCAGAGTCATCTGCATCTAAAGCTTCAGCTGGAGAAAACTCAGAACGGTCATAGTTTCTATAGCCAGCAACGTTAGCAATCTTCATCTTGAAGTTAGCACCTTTCCACATATCGAATGGATTGACTGGTGATTCATCTTGAAACTTAGGTTGCATGCTATCCATGATCTTCTCAAAGATCTTAGCACCGTATCCGTATAGGAATACTTTACCTTCGTTTGCTTTGTTTTCAGGATCAGAAACAACATAGATATTTGACACATAGTGTAAACGTCTCTTACGCTTACGAGCCATATCTTTGTCAGCTTCAATACCTGTATTCCATAGTTTAGAGTTCATCTCTGAAACAGGATCGTCCTTTTGAATAGTAGTAAGAGATTTCTCTACATACCATTGTCCAGTTGGTCCTTGGAAGAAATGATCCCAGTACTTAGCCCAAGGTAAGTCATCACCTTCGACTGTAGGTAAGAACCTAATAACGGCATAACCGTTACCTGCTTTATCTACTGATGGTTTCCACATACGATCGTCGCCGTATGATTTCTTTTCGCTGGTGCCTGTTCCGGCCGCACCTACTAATGAACTCATGTCATTAGCTTTTGCCTTTAAGTCTGCAAAACTCATGGTCTATCTCCTTTAAAAGTTTATATTAATTTATATGTCTTTGTATCAGTATATATTATATCATAGTTATGATAAAAGTACATACTTTATTTAAAAATATCCACAATAATCTTTTTAAACTTATTGTCATCAATCTTTAAGAAAGACTGATACTTAGATATCTTCTTATATAAGTCAGGCCACAAGATGGTCTCTGTGATCTGCTTATTCGCCCTATCAATAAATCCTGTAAGCTTATTGATTATACACACAGTCTCTAATGAAACCGTGCCTTCAAGATGAAGCTGGATAATTCTTGGATATGTTTCGTTTATTTCCAAGAGATCATCAAACTTTACATCTGAAACTTCTTCTAATTCAGATTTAAATACATAACTCATACTATCGATCTTCTTCAAGAATGATGTGTATGTATCTTCATCTCTAATCATATCACCACTATACTTATTACCTGCAACTTGATGTGCAGCAAAATACATAATGATATCATCTTTTGTTTTAAATCGTTTACCGATCTTTGTTAACTGAAATTTATCTGGCCTTCCCCAATAAGTCTTCTCAGTTACATTTGTTTTAAAATTATACTTAAAGCAATCGTAAGCTCCATTGAAATGCAAGTTAATTGCGTTATGTAATGTGAATGCTTCATATCCAGTCATTCTCATATGGGCAGCTGAACAGAATGGCCACCTTGTAATAGGTTAAGTTTCTTTGCTTCAAACTCTATGTGCTCCACTATTTCCTTTGAGATCAGTTTTTTACTGTCCCTAAGATCGATCTCATTGTCCTCACACACAGTTATGACAGCATCCATGTATTGACAGCCTCTATGAGTCCTAACATATATCTCAACTAAATTTGAGAATGCTTTCTTATTTAGATCCTCACTCATTTCTGTATTCCTTCTTTATCATAAGCTGGAGACAGAGTCTTCCAATACATAGTCTTCTCTTCGTTCTCACCATAGAAGTCTAATGACCATACACCTTCACGTAGATATGTTTCACAATGGTTCTTATAGATCCTTGCTGATTCATACTTCGCTTGAGCACCTCTCTCACCACGATGGATTGCTTGACGTAATGCAGATAGTTTCTCTTTAGTTGCTTTAATATAAAGCTTAACGTTTACCATGGACAAGCCATGATCTTCTTCTAATGCTAATACATTAGCTGCAATGTTCTTATAGGTTGTGGGTTTCTTTGCCGCTCTTGCTTTGGCTAAGTTAGCCGCTGCTGCTGCACGTTGCTCTTCACTCATCTTACGTCTTGCCATAATATATTCCTATTTGTTTGTTGATACATCTATTATAACATAGTATATACAAATGTACATACTAACCTTTATATATTTTCTGGATATGATCTTCAAATGCTTCTACCTTGTCAACTCTATTAGGCCATTTAATATATTCCTTCTCAGGATTGGCCTTAAGATTGTTGAGCAATGGTCCGATAGCGTTGTATAGTTTGTCTAGCTTGTCTTGTGCAGACGTACTAGTTGCTGTGGCTGTTACTAACTCTTGTGAGACATCTAAGTCTTTCTCATCTACAAGAGTAAAGCCGAAATCGAAATCTGACATGTTACCCCTTAAGTAATTTTATACCCTTAGTCCAGTTAACTGCTGCATCTTCGACATAGCCTAAAGCTTTGTAAGGAAAATCTTCTTGCATAATTCTGTCACCGTTCGGGTCTTTAAATGTGATTGAAAAGAATGAATGTTCTCCATCCATTCCTGTTACTACTTGGTATATCTTTGCTACACTACCATCTTCCTTATAGTGCTCGCTCATTAATTTAGTGTTGTTCATGATCTCTCCAATAAAATAAGGTTGGGGACCCAGAAGATCCCCAGGAGTTACTACTACTTAGTGGGTGAATACCACCTAAGTTCTTTTAAAATGCTAGACTAGCCTTAAGAGTAGATACGCCATCAGCGCTTCCAGTCTTAGTCCAATCAGCAGTCCATATACCACGTGTTAAGCTAAATGACTTAGCTGTGACACCAGCAGATGTCTTAGACATCGTACCTTTAACAACACCTAAACCAAGGATATCTTTAGAAACAGAACCTTCGTTTGTAGATGTACCATCTGCATTTGAATCGTGA